ATCCAAGCTCTTGCTGAAGGTGATGCTGGCATTCGAGGTATGTTAGAATTTACAAACGAATCAAAAGATTTAAATAAATTATCGAAAGAAGAATATGCAGCGCAATTAAAAGAAAAAGCAGCAATGCAATCTAGAGAAGATTCGATACTTAAATTTCAAGAAGCACTTAACACATTAAGAACTAAGTTAATGGATGCATTGATTGATTCTAAAATCTTAGAAACTGTACAAAAAACTTTTGACACACTTGGTACTTTCTTTGGCGAGGAATCAACAATATTTACAAATCTTTTCACTGGATTAGATCAATTAACTCCGTCAGTAACACAAACAATGGAAAGCTTTCAAGAATTTCTTAAAGCATTTGCAGAAGATCCAAAACAAGCAATTAAAGATGCATTGTCAGGAATAGGCAAAAGCCTAGGGGATACAATAAAAGATATCTTCTTAGGAGAAGTTGGTGAAAATGAATTTGGAGAAGCCGGAAGGGGCAAGCGCGAAAATGGACTTTTAGATGGTATGATGAAATCGCTTGCACCGTTGGGTTCAACAATAATGACATCAATTACTGAGGGCATATCATCTATATGGGATCAAATGACCTTTATAGAAAAAGTTGGAGTAGCAGCAGCAGGATTATTTATTGCAGGCGGAGTTATAGCAGCACCTTTAGTTTCAGGCATTGCAAGTTTGTTTCTTCTAAAAAGTGTAACAGGAGCAATGACTAAAGGTGCTAAGGGATTATGGGAAGGACTGAAACCTCCAAAGCCTATTAACCCAAATCAAATGTTAGATAAAAATGGTAATCCGTTGACAGGTGCTGCAGAACAAGCTCGTAAAGACAAGTTAGAAAGAGAAAAACTAAACAAACCCAAGGGCGGCGGCGGCAAAGGCGCAGGTATCCTTTCGTTGTTATTCTTAGGTGCGGATTTATTAGATATTTTAAGTAATGAAGATCTAACAGAAAGAGATAAAAAAGTTGAAACTGCTGGTGCAGTTAGTGGTACAGCAGGCGCATACGGCGGCGCTACAGCAGGCGCCGCTGCCGGTGCTTGGTTGGGCGCATTTTTAGCACCATTTACTTTTGGAGCTTCAATACCGATTGGTGCTGGCTTAGGAATGATCGGCGGTAGTATGCTAGGATATAAAACAGGCGAGTATGTAGGAGAAGCAGGTGCTAATGCAATCTTAGCTGATGAAAATCAAGCACAACCGATCCCTGAACCAGTTAAACCTATAGAACCATTGCGTGAAGAATTTGATAGCTGGTGGCAAAAAGAACGCAAAGAAGAACAAAATTACAAAGAAGCTATGAAAGAATATAAAAAACAACTAGCTGATTATATTGAAAAGACTGAAGAGCAAAAACAAACTGTTGATAATTTACAAATGAAAAATTTACAAGATATGGAAGCGTTCAGGACTGAATCTGAAAAAGCTAATCAAAACTTAAATACAGTGTTGGAAAGCTTTCTTAATACTGCTGAAAATCAAGAAAAATATTCTAAGCAGATAGCAAAAAATACAGGAGGCCTACCGTCAGATGTATCGGCTAATCCTACAAGCACAAGTAGAGGCCGAAACGCCGGAAGGTCAGGAAGATAAATGAGTTGGAAAAAATACTTTACACCTGTTGCTACTAGCAACAATCCAAGCGGAAGTTATTCTCCCTTTTCTACTACTGGTGGCAGTAATAGTATGCCTGGTCCTGCTAGATCAAACTATTCAAGTTATTTGCCTGATGTATATGTTGGTACACCTAATCGTGTTGAACGTTACGGTCAGTACAACACAATGGATCAAGATTCAGAAGTTAATGCTGCACTAGATATTCTTGCAGAATTTTGTACACAACTTAACGAACAAAACAATACGCATTTTAAAATTGACTTTAAACAAAGAGCAACTAACTCAGAAGTAACAATTATATCACAGTATCTACAACAGTGGAGTAAAATACAAAACTTTGAAACACGTATGTTTAGATTATTTAGAAATGCATTTAAGTATGGCGATCAATTCTTTGTGCGTGATCCGGAAACACAAAAGTGGTTTCATGTTGATCCGGGTAATGTAACTAAAATTATTGTAAACGAATCAGAAGGCAAGATGCCGGAACAGTACGTAATCAAAGACTTTAATGTAAATTTTAAAGACATGGTTGCAACAACACCGTTTGATACAACAGGTACTGGACCAACAGGCGCAGGTTATCCTGGTGCTGGTACAACTAACATGACAGGCAAGGGTCCTGTACCTAGTGGCAACCGTTGGCAGAATGAAGAAAACGAAATTTGTATCGATGCAAAGCATATGGTACATCTAAGTTTGTCAGAGGGTTTAGATAAAAACTATCCATTTGGTAATTCGTTATTAGAAACTGTATTCAAAGTATACAAACAAAAAGAATTATTAGAAGACGCAATTATTATTTACAGAGTACAACGTGCACCAGAGCGCAGAGTATTTTATGTAGATGTGGGCAACATGCCAAGTCACTTGGCAATGCAATTTGTTGAAAGAGTAAAGACAGAAATACATCAAAGACGTATTCCATCACAAACGGGTGGAGGGCAAAATGTTATAGACAGTAGTTATAACCCGTTGTCAATAAACGAAGATTATTTCTTTCCACAAACAGCAGAGGGGAGAGGATCTAAAGTTGAAACACTTCCGGGCGGAACTAACCTAGGAGAAATTGATGACCTTAGATACTTTACTAATAAGTTGGTACGCGGATTACGTATCCCAAGTTCGTACTTACCAACTGGAGCTGATGACGCATCAAGTCAATACAATGATGGCCGTGTCGGAACTGCTTACATACAAGAACTTCGTTTTAACACCTATTGTGAACGTTTGCAAGGTTTAATTGCAGAAGAGTTTGATCAAGAGTTTAAGCGTTATATGCTTGACAAAGGTGTAAACATTGATACTGCTATGTTTAGTTTAAAGTTCCAGCCACCACAAAACTTTGCAAGTTATAGACAAAGTGAAATTGATAATGCAAGAGTTCCTACATATACACAGATGGCTGCACTACCGTATATCTCTAACAGATTTGCTCTAAAAAGATTCTTAGGCATGACTGACGAAGAGATTGCAGAAAACGAACGTCTATGGCGTGAAGAAAATGAAGAAGACCTAGAGCCGATGCTAGATGATGCAAGCGCTGAGATGCGTGGAGCAGGTATTAGCGGAGCCGGCATAGGTGACGATTTAGACGGAATAGAAGATACAGCTGATGACGGAGAAGATCCAATACAGGGATCCGAAGGTGAAGGACCAGAAACAACTACTGGACAAGATCTTGGCGGCAGTCCTGCGTCAAATACAGACCAAACGATATAAATACTAACATGATACTACGAGAACTATTTTACTTTGATAAAGAAACAATCGAACCTGTTGAAAATGACAGGTACGAGCCAGAGCACGATACCTCTCCAGTAAACTATGATGACACACGTAAAACTAGACTTACTCTGCGTCAGATAAACCGTATTAGAAAAGCAGCTGATTTACATAAAGAAGAAAAAGTAAAAGATCTTCATTTTGTTAGACAGATGTACGGTGTATCTGCAAATGCAGAGGCAGCTATGTAGTGGCAAAGATAGACAAGAGTCAATATACTAAATCAGAATGGCAACGAATTAAACAAGCAAGACGCTTGGCTAAAAAAGCTGACAGGCATAAAAAAGAATTTAATCAAACTATTATTCGTAAACCGATTGAACCTAAGGTCAACGGATCGACTGCATTTGTTGTAGGCAACGGCACAAGTAGGTTTCCAATACAATTAGAAAAATTAAAAAGTATAGGAAAGATATACGGGTGTAATGCATTGTATAGAGAATTTACACCTGATTATTTAATTGCTGTTGACACTAGGATGGTAATAGAAATATCCAAGCAAGGTTATCAGTTACAACATCCAGTTTACACAAATCCAAATAGAAGTTATCAAAAGATAGAAGGTTTAAATTTATTTAATCCGTCTAAGGGATGGTCAAGTGGACCAACAGCAATGTGGTTAGCTAGTCAACACACATATGATACAATATACATTTTAGGTTTTGATTATAAAGGACTTGACAAAGGACGTATGGTTAATAATATGTATGCTGATACGTTAAATTATAAGAAGACAAGCGACCGTGCAACATTTTATGGTAATTGGTTAAAGCAAACTACAATTACAGTAAATGAATATCCTAAAATTAATTACATTAGAGTAATCGATCGAGACGGATTTATTCCAAAAGAATTGGTAAATATCAAGAACATGAAGCATATATACGTTGACGAATTTATGCAAATACACAATTTAACGTAGTATTTAATGGTGTTACGGGCATCAAATCGTGCCGTTTCACACCATTTTCGTGCAAATAGAGTAAATAATATTGACAGCCCATACCGTGTAAGCGGTATTTATTTTTTAACAGGAGAGAACAATGGCAGATCGTAGCAAGTTTGAAGCAATGCTTGAGCTTCTTGTCAATGAAGACAAAGAAGGTGCAGAAGCATTATTCCACGAGATTGTGGTAGAAAAATCAAGAGATATTTATGAATCACTACTAGAAGATGAAGAAGTAGACGAGTCAGATGACGAAGTTGAAGAAGCATCAGACGAAGAAGTAGATGAATCAGATGAAGACCTAGACGAAGCAGACGAAGAAGTAGAAGAGTCTGATGATGATCTAGAAGAAGGTTTTGACCTAGACGAGTTTGAAGTAGAAGCTGACCCAATGATGGGTGGTGATCCAGCAGATGATATGATGGGTGACATGGAGCCAGACATGGGCGGCGATGACGACATGGACATGGACGGCGAAGGTGACGTAGAAGATCGTGTAGAAGATCTAGAAGACGCACTAGAAGACCTTAAAGCAGAATTTGAAAAAATGATGGCTGGTGATGACGAAGGCGACATGGACGACGAAGGTGACGACGACATGGACATGGATATGGACATGGATGACGAAGAACCAGAAGAAGAAGCGTTTACATATGAATCAGCAGACGAAGAAGTTGAAGAGTCAGATGAAGATCTTGATGAAGGCAAAATGAAAGATTCACTAATTGGTGATTCAGAAAAAATGTCAAAAGCAGAATTTGCTAAAAAACACGGCAAAGAAGCAGCTGACGAGCATTATGAATCAGCAAAATCTGCAGGCGAGCAAATGCGCGAGTATGTAGAAAAAGTTGCACCAGCAAAGCACGGTGACAACGGTGTAAACACAAAATCATCTGTAGCAGGTAAAAACGATATGGGCGGAACAACTGCAAATATCCTACGTGCAGATACAGAAGAAAGCGGTGAAGCAGGAGCAGGTACAACTATTAAAGGTAACCCAGTTCAGAAGCAAGCACCAGCAGCAATGAACACTAAGAACATTAACGTTCCTGGTGGTAAAGCTGGCAAAACATCTTTCAAAAAGAAAGAGCCAGGACACGGCGCTGAAACAAAAGGCAAGCCGGAAACTGCTGACAAAGCTGCAGGTTCAACACTTAACAAGTTGAGCAAGCGAGCAAAGTAAGCAAGACAAGGACGATTGAATGAGAAACCTACGAGAGCACTTGACATTTGACCAAGCTAGAATGGTCGTTGAGTCTGCTGAAAATGGCAAAGACCTTTACATGAAGGGAATTGTTATACAAGGCGGGATACGCAATGCTAATCAGCGTGTATATCCTGTAGAAGAAATAGGCAGGGCTGTCAAAACTCTTAACGATCAGATTCAAGGTGGATATACGCCACTCGGAGAAGTTGATCATCCAGAAGGCCTTAATATTAACCTAGACCGCGTAAGCCATATGATTACAGAAATGTGGATGGATGGACCAAACGGTTACGGTAAACTAAAAGTACTACCTACTCCAATGGGACAGTTAGTTAAAACAATGCTAGAAAGCGGAGTTAAACTAGGTGTATCATCAAGAGGAAGTGGTAACGTTAGTGACGATGGAAGCGGCAACGTTTCCGATTTTGAAATTATCACTGTGGATGCGGTTGCTCAACCTTCCGCTCCTGGTGCATATCCAACACCAATATACGAGCACCTTATGAATGCACGTGGAGGGTATAAGGCATACGAAATAGCACAGGCAACTAAAGAAGACACAAAGGCACAAAAATATTTAAAGGAATCGCTGATTAACATAATCAGTAGACTCCAATGATAAGGAAAAAACCATGTTAGAAGCACTGACAAAACTTTTCGAGAATGATGCAATTAGCGAAGAACTCAGAGCTGAAGTTGAAGATGCTTGGAATGCAAGAGTAACAGAAAACCGTCAAGCGGTTACTGCGGAATTGCGTGAAGAGTTCGCACAAAAGTACGAACATGACAAGCAGACAATGGTTGAAGCAATAGATCAAATGTTGTCAGAAGGGTTAGCAAGTGAAATTGCTGAGTTTTCTGAAGACAGAAAACAACTAAGCGAAGCAAAAGCAAAATATGCTGTTGCTATGCGTGAAAATGCAGATCTTCTAAAAGGATTTGTAGTTGATCAACTTAAAACAGAGATTGCAGAGCTACGTGCAGATAAACGTGCAATGCAAGAAAATCATGCTAAGTTGGAAGAATTTATTGTTGAATCATTAGCTTCAGAAATTGCAGAATTTTACGAAGACAAAAAAGATTTAGCAGAAACCAAAGTGCGTCTTGTGCGTGAAGCCAAGACACATATTGCTAAAGTCAAGAAAGATTTCGTTCAAGAAAGTGCAGCATTAGTATCTAAAACAGTTGCTAATACTCTTAATAAAGAGATTAGTTCACTTAGAGAAGATATTGATACAGCACGTAGAAATGACTTTGGACGTAAAATCTTTGAAGCATTCGCAAATGAGTATGGTTCTTCATATTTAAATGAGAAATCAGAAACTGCAAAACTACTTAAAGTTATTGATGTAAAAGATAAGCAACTAAGTGAAGCTAAAACTTTTGCAACAAAAGCTAAAAGGTTAGCTGAATCAGCAAGCAAAGAGAAATCACGCTTAGTTGAAGCAGCTAAAAGAGAAAAGATTATGAACGACTTAATTGCTCCTTTAAGTAAGGATCAACGTTCAATAATGACAGATTTACTGGAAACAGTTCAAACGCCACGCTTAACAGCATCGTTTGAGAAATACCTACCATCAGTAATTGATAGTAATACTCCAGCAAAGAAAACTAAGGCACCACTTACAGAAGGCAAAACAATCACAGGCAACCGTGAACAATCACAAAACACTAGTTCTAAAGCAGACGATCACAATGTCGTAGACATTAAACGTCTAGCTGGATTAAATTAAGGAGATTATTATGTCAGAACTACTAGAATCACGCTGGCAGGACACAAAAACAGCTCTTCTTGAAGGCCTACAAGGCAACAAGAAAGGTGTTATGGCAGCTACACTTGAAAATACTCGCAAGTATCTTTCAGAAAGTGCAACTGCTGGTGCTACATCTGCCGGTAATATTGCGACACTTAACCGTGTTATCCTACCAGTTATCAGACGTGTAATGCCAACAGTTATTGCAAATGAGTTAGTTGGCGTTCAGCCAATGACTGGTCCTGTTGCGCAAATTCACACACTACGTGTGCGTTATGCAAATACAGACAACGGAGCAACAGCTGGGGATGAAGCATTCAGCCCATTCAAGATTGCAGAATCATATTCTGGTAACCCAGGTTCAGGCGCAGCGCCTAGCCCAACAGCTTCTATGGAAGGTGTTGCAGGTAACCAGATGTCAATTCAAATCTTAAAGCAGACAGTAGAAGCCAAATCACGCAAACTAAGCGCACGTTGGACTTTTGAAGCTGCTCAAGATTCACAAGCAATGCACGGCATCGACGTTGAAGCAGAAATCATGGCAGCACTTGCTCAAGAGATTACTGCTGAGATCGACCAAGAAGTACTACTAAGCCTGAATGGCCTAGCTGGCGACCCAACTGAAACATATGACCAAAACGCAGTATCAGGTACAGCTACTTTTGTTGGTGACGAACATGCAGCTCTTGCAGTTCAAATCAACAGAGTATCAAACCTAATTGCACAGCGTACACGTCGTGGCGCAGGTAACTGGGCAGTTGTTTCACCATTTACACTAACACTTCTACAATCTGCAACAACTTCTGCGTTCGCAAGAACAACAGAAGGCACATTTGAAGCACCAACTAACACTAAAATGGTTGGTACTCTAAACAGTGCAATGCGTGTATATGTAAACACATATGCAACAGATAATGCAGACGTACTAATCGGATACAAAGGTACATCAGAATCAGACGCAGCAGCGTTCTATTGCCCATATATCCCATTAATGTCAAGTGGCGTTGTTCTAGACCCAGCAACATTTGAGCCAACAGTATCATTCATGACTCGTTATGGATATGTTGAGCTAACAAATACTGCTTCGTCTCTAGGTAACGCAGCTGATTACTTAGGTAAGGTAGCAGTAACAGCTACTAACGTAAGCTTCAGCTAAGTTTTAACAACTTAATAAAGGATAGGCGCTACGGCGCCTATTTTTTTGACTTTTTTTCTAATAAAATGGTTGACATTGTCTGTAGAGATGTTATATTAGTTACATAACGAAGACGACGGTTTACGTTAGATGGTGACTGAAGCGATGTCGGTAGACGGCATTAAGGTAATGTAGAAGAACCTTAGCGGGTTGGTTTAGCGACTGCATACATGTTCCGGGTTTATTGCACGAGTCTACTTGTGCCCGGTTGAAGGTAATAAGTAATTCCTTCCTATCACATTATAAAAAGGCCTGTTCTTAACTGAGCAGGTCTTTTTTTTATAAATACATCATGCAGGATGAATATGTATCTGCATTTTACGATGTAGTACAAGAAACCAGACAACATACTGGTATTGAGTTACCAGAATCTATTGAGCACTATGTGGTTATCCTTTTAGCGAGCCATATGGACAAAACAGACTTTCTCCCTAATAAATCATTTGCACAAACATTTTTACAAATGACTCGCACTAGTGATGCTAAAACTCTCGGCGATACATGTTTATTTGTAACAGGTATATTTCCAGACTATGGTATAGATATTAAATATTACTCAGATATAGGTAAAACTAGTTATGATGCAGTGTCGCATAACTTAAACCCTGAATTATTTTCTACATTAAGTCAACATTTTGACTATGTGCGTGAGTTTATAAATTATATTCCGAACAAACGAGATAAATACTTTGTCTAATGAGCGCCTCGAAAGAGGACTTATGCTGTAACCCGCAGCGTAGACCTAGAACGTCAAGGAGAAACAAAATGGGACGTCCACTAAATAAAAGATTCTTCGGCACACCTACAGCCGATGGAAATGAAATCAGAGTACAATTTAATAACGGTGCAAATTCAGTAAATGGCTGGATTGTAAAACAACTAGGATCAAAAAAATTCCGTTGCACAGACGGAACAGCAATTAAAGATTGTTTTCTAGTAGATGCGTCAGCAGCAGATGCTAACACACCAGCAGTATTAGCAGAAGGCGAAATGACTATGACTGTTAAAGACGATACAGGCGCTCTTAAACAAGTAGTAAAAATTACAGCTCGTAAAGTAACAGTTGACACTGGTGAATCACTACCATGGAACTTTAGCGATTCAACCGAAGATAATGCAGTTGAAATGGAAGAAGCTGGCGTATTTAGTTACGGAGCAGACGGCGAACCAGGCGGCGGCGACGATACACAAACTGGTGAAGACGACTTTGAGTCAGACGGCGACTAAGATTTTAATGCCCGTTTAACGGCGGGCATTACTTTTACAGAGGTAGAACATGAGTAAGTTTTTCGATATACCCGATGGGGACTTTACAATTAAGACAGCAGGCGGCAGTCTAACACTAGGTGCTGACGGCACAGCTACTCTTGATGGTAATTTACTTGTCGAAGGCGAAAACTTTAGTTTACAAACAACTGACTTAGAAGTTCAAGATAATATTATTGTTATCAACAAAGGCGAAGTTGGCGTAGGTATTTCTAGATCATCTGGCACAGCCGGTATTGAAATTGATAGAGGTACTTTGCCTAATGCTAGGATTATCTTTGATGAAACAATACCTTGGACTGATCCAGGTGATGATGAAAATCCTATTGAAGCATTAACAACTGAGTATGGTGGATTTACATTTACTAATACTGATGGTGAACTTGTAGGGATTAAAGTAAACGCTATTGCAACAGCAGGCGAAACATTAAACTTAATTGGGTCCGGTGTCGGAAGAGTTAGTGTTGCAGGTACTACTAATTATGAATTAAATTTACTTGACGATGATGATATTCCTAACAAGAAATATGTTGACGATGCAGTCCTTGGACAAGTTGGTTTAAGTAAAATTTCTAAAGGTGACATTACTGAAAGCTCTGTAGAAGTATTTGATCAAGAAACAAGCGGCCTTGATAGTCGCGTAGAAGTAAGAATAGACGGAACATTAACAACTACATTCTTAGAAGATACAGTAGAAATACAACGTGTTGAGTTTGAAGGTAATGAAGTAAAAGCAGTTAACAGCGGTGAAGATTTAGTATTAACACATTCTGCAACAACATCTGTAAGAGTGAATCATGTATTATCAATCACTGCTAATCCAAACCCGCTTTCGCTTCCAACTAATCCAACAAATGGTGTAAAGCTTTTTGCAGGACCACAACAAATTGGTGGTACAGGTATTTTCTTTGCTAACCAAGATGGCGTTACTGATGAACTTGTTAGTAGAAGTAAATCTATTCTATACGGAATTATATTTTAAAGGTAAAAAAAATGGCAATAAAAAGTGTACTCATAAGTAACCCACTAAATCCTGACTATGCAACAGATGGTGCTGATACGATACTATTACAAGTACCAGCAGAAAAAAGGTACGCAGTTACAGTGATTATGGTTTGTAACTATGCAACACCAAATCCAGCGGACGATACTGAAAATGCAACAGTATTTGATATGCATTTTATAAGATCAGGTGACGCACTTGGTGATATGAACAAAGTATTAGGTAATATGCCAATGGCAGCAGGTGAAACTTTTACATTCGATACAGAGAAAATTATTATTGAAGCAGGTGACTCGATAAAAATTAATAGTGATTCACCTCATGTTCTTTCTGCAACAGTAAGTTTCTTGGAGCTATAATGAGATACGTAAAACGTCAGACATCAAATGAAAAAAATGCATTAGGCAAAGGTATAATTTACACTGCTAATGCAGAAGTCGTAATGGACACACAGAATAGTATGCTAGTTCCAAAAGGACCAACATCAGAGCGTCCGCAGTTTGCTGAAAACGGACATATGAGATACAATACTGACGTTGAAGAATTTGAATTCTATCAAGATGATCAATGGAGAAAGGTTCGTTATAAAGAACCTAGATCAATTGTACAACAAACATTAAACGGTGCTAGTGGTACAGAAACAGTTTTTGGACCATTAGACAACCAAGACGGTGATTATGCCGCACCTGATAGTGCGCAAGCAATGATTGTATTAATTGAAAACGTTTTCCAAATATCAACAACTAACTATAACTTAGTTCAAAATCCATCTTCACACGAAACAGGTGCTGAAGTTGCAGCAACTACATTAGTTGGCGGTACAGAATATGTTATTACATCGCTTGATGACGGAGTTGGCGGAGCAGTTACAGACTTTACATTAGTAGGCGCAGATAATAATACAGTTGGTACAGTGTTTACAGCAACAGGTACTGCGGCTGGTTCAGGCACTGCTAGAGAAGCAGGATATTATTTAGAATTTACTTCTAGTGTCCCGCTAGGAAAGCCTATTACAGTGCTTCATAACTTTAACAAATAACTTAACTTTTTTAAAAATACGATAAATAATATTAATGAAGGGCAGCTATGAGGGCTTATCTTCAGGACATACTGTGGTCAACCGGCAAAGAGCCTTCGGGATGAGAACTGGGTTGGAGGGACATGTGATCCCCGGGGGAAGAAGTTATGGCTGTAGGGCGTATATCTGGTCAGGTCTTGAAGGCTGCTCTGTATAGAGACGGATTTGACATTAAACTAGGCAACACTGCAAGTGATGTTGCATTAACATACTTTGATGTTAATAATAATAGACTAGGTATTAATAACGAAACTCCAGCGTACACTATGGACGTAACGGGTAATGCACATGTTAGTAATAGCATTGAAACATTAGAAATTGATGTAGGCGACTTACTCCTTAATACAAACACAATAAAAAGTACAGCAGGTAATATTAACTTATTAGCTGGATCGACTGCTGACTTTATTACACTAGATGGCAATGTAGATGTAACAAATAACCTAGTTGTTGAAAATGATATTACTGCAACTAATGGTACAGTAATCAGTAACACTGCTGAAATTGCTGGTATGAACATGTTTCAAGATTCAGCAGGTGATCAATTCTTTACAACAGACGCCGGACCGTTAATACTTCAACCGTTTGAAGGACAAGAAATACAATTAGATGCAGCAGAGATTGTTATTCCCAACGGCAGAACATTTAAAATACTTGATGCTAATGGTAAAACTGTATTTGAAATTGATGGATCAAACGACGGACTAGTTACATCAGAGCAAATGCAAATTGATGATGTGTTTATTCATGACAATGTTGTAGAAGTAAATGTAGAAGATCAAGACTTTATATTAAAAGCAGGTAATCCTTCGTCAGCTGCTGCTGAAGATCCGCAGATTATTATGCAAAGTGAAGTAACTATTCTACGTGATTTAAAAGTAGAAGGTGCTGATGCTAAAGTTATTATTGACCAAGAACTAGAGCTAAACGCAGATACTGAAGCATCGATTGAAGCATACACAAGTGATTTAAATTTACGTGTAAACAATCTAGGCGACTCAACAGTAAACACAATCAACTTACACGGAAGTGTTAACTCTTATGGATACTTTTATATCGATCATGATTTAACAGTAGCTAACACAGTTGAAACGCATGAAGTTATTACAAATAACCTTAATACAGTACATAGTGATAAAACAATCTACGTGTATGACAACTTAAATGTTGTTGATTCAGTTGATGCTGATAGATTAATTATTAACGATATTAGAATAGACAATAATAGAATTAGAAACGAAGAGTCGGGTAGTGACTTACTTATTGATGCATATTTAAATGATGTAGTTGTGCGTCCAAATATGCGTGTAGAAGATTCAATTACTGTTCCTACACTTACGTCGACGTTACTTATTGATGGTGTTGATTTAACAATTGACAACTTTAATATGGATGCAAACACGCTTAAAACTACAGCCGGTGATATGAATATACTTGCTGATAGTGGAATTATTAATTTTTTTAGTGACTTAGAAGTAACTGGGAATATACATGCAACAGGATCTATTGTTGCAGATGGCGATTTAGTATTAGGTGATGCAAACACAGACAATATTACTTTTAATGCTGATGTTAATACAAACATTGTTCCTGACATTAACTCAGATGGAACAATGGATACTGTCTCAGCAGCGCCTTTGCCTGGCTCCGGATACGCCTTAGACGGAACTACTTTAGGTGATGCAGGAAAGTATTGGAAAAATGTCTTTACTAGGCAGTTTACATTAAATGGGTATACTGTAAATCAAATTAATAATGATGATTCGACATATTTAGATTTTGTAGAATCAGAAGTTCCAACAATAGGTGCAGATGCTAGACTTATTACTGAAGGTGGCATGATTAGATTCTTCTTTGATAATCTTGCTTTTAACACTGGTGACAATATTGAATTGGGTGTACCAGACGACAGCACGTACGAAGACGGAGCATTTGTAAGGAGTGCAACAATTAGCCAAGATAATTTTGATACAAATAGTGATCTTAGAATTGAAGATAAACTAGATAAAATTGCTTCAGATATTGATATTGCAGAAGCAATCGATATGCTTAACGAAGCAATGAATAATATTAGAAACAACACATTTATACGAAGTGTTGATTACACTGCTGTACCAACTGCATTAGGTAGTGGACAATTAGTGACATTAAATTTAGACGTCGACGGTACATGGAACCGTGTAGAAGTAGATTGGGATGTAGGTAGAAGGTTTGCAGAACTAGAAGCCCAGATTCCAGGATATAATAGACCAGCTGAGTCGCATGATTATATGCGTACTGGTAATAATCTTGCTTCAGTTTCATTTACGTATGACGCACCATTAGGGGGTTTGTTCTCAGTGAAGGTAGTAGTTCGCAATACAAACGCTCAAAGCCCGGGTAGCGCAGGTACTGATGCTGAGGAAGTAAAAACTGATTATATTACAGTATATACTCCCGACCCCGTAGCAGACTATGAGTTATTTAAAACTCAATCCGTAGGCTCAGGAACTGCACTATCCGGCAATAATTTATTTGTAATCGAGGGAGCATCTTTATATTTAGAAAACTTTACATCAAATTCTGGAGGATTTTTTCCAAATGAAGCAACGTATGAAATAGATTGGGGCGACGGCACAGCAAATGATTTTATAGGTATTATAAATGCAGATGGCATCCGAGTAGATATAAATGGCGATGATCTCAATGGTGGTGCTGACAAAGTTGCAAATGGTGCTCTTGTTGACGCACCGAGAATTCGACACCCATACCCAGACGGATCACAAACAGGAACAGGTACTACACCTGTTACACTTACGTTAACTGCTCATACAACAGCTGACCCAGCAGTTGTTGCAGCTGGCGTAAGTATTACAAAAAATTTAAAAGTTTATGAAAATGATCCGTTAGATCCAGAGAGAATAGATACTAAACCTATATCTTTTGCAGGAACTGGAACAAATGGTAGCACAGGAACTGATCCGTATCTTTGTGAAGGAGCAACAATACTTACACCTAATCAAGTAACAATTGCAGGACAGCCTGTAAACAGAACAACTAAGACTTCGGGAGATATTGAAACAAATATTATCTCAAGCTTTGCATTTTCTGATGCCGGACAAGAAAGTGATTACTTACTACAAACTCCACAAATCAGTGCAGTATTTAATGGCCTTTTAGATGGATCAATTAATATGGGAACAACCTTAAATACAACAGTTAGTAGACAAGATACTATTCAGATTACAAGTGAATCAGATTATAATTTATTAAAAGCTAACGGCACAAGCACATCATTTAACACAAGTATTTTTTATCCTACAGCATTCCATGGATATAAAGCTAAGTTAGTAAAAGCAGCAGTCGATACAAGTGTTGGACTGAATAGTTATAAAATACAACACCAAGCAAACGCAGGTTTTTTTACAACTAATGAGATTGAATTTGTAAAAGATGACTTAACATCAGTTGCTGATTTATCCGGAGGATCTTTAATATCAGGTGTTGATGGAACATTTAGATATATTTCTGGTATTCCGTACTACAATACAGGAAATCCTACAGTTGTTTTAACTGGAGTAGCAGTATCTAGTTTTACTGGACAAACATATAGAAACACATCAAATGTATTTAGAGTTTATTCAGCAGCTAATTTTGAAAGTACTACTCAGTCAGTACTTGGCACACAATTTTACTCCTACAGTGATATTAGCGATCCATTAGACCCAATTGTTAATGCATCGAATATTCCTAATGCAAATATTGGTTTTAATCCTATTGCTCTGCAAGCATTAGATGATATTGAAATAAATCTAACTACAGCTAATGCTAGAAGTGTTGATACTATTAAGTATGATATAGAAAATGTTAATGGAAGATCAGTAGCAGAAACTAGATCAGAAACACATATTAATTTTCATAAATCGGCACAATACGGAATCAGTGAAATTGCAATTGATGTATCAAATAGTCTAGGTAATGGTGTATATACAGACGATGCAAAAAGAATATATAATTTTGCACTAACAGGTGCTCAAGATAATCCTCCTTATAATAGTACAGGAACAAATTATTACACAGATAATCCTTATACTGAATCAAATACACAAGGAGTAGTTGAAGGCACACAAGAGTCAACTTTGCGCATAGGTAAAATTATGCATAATATTGTAGATTATAGTACAGGATTTTTACCAGTAGGACCAAACAGATCAAACGATACTGGACAACAATGGTTTACATTTGCATTTAGAAGACAAGTTGTTGCTAATTTTTCAATTAATATATCTACAGATACCGGAGCAGCATCGCCAGGTATTGCAGGTATATGGTTTGCAGCACCAGGTACAATAATTGATGCTACAAGTAATTTAAATGGATGGTTAGACTGTTCTATACAGTATAATGGTTCTGGTGTTCCGGGAGCAAATACAGGATCAGGTGGTAACGGCACTAATGGTGCAGCTATTACCGGAGCAGATATTATTCCTCTTAATCAAAATATATCAGGAAGTTTTGATATGACACTTGGATCAGAGAATTTAAGTAATGCAACAAATAATGTATGTATAGTAAGAATTAAACTAAATGCAGGGCAAATTATTTCTAGTTTAAGTATAGGGGCAGCATAAGATGGCAATTCAAGACGCACAAAAGTTAGACTTTCTTTGGAAAAAGATTGGTTATGGGTTTACAAAAACTGATGTTAACAGTATCAAGGCAGCAGTTAACGAGTCTGTACCAAGTCCTCTTTTAATTAGAGGTGATACAATCTGGGTTGATTCGGATCTTATACCAAATGTTAAACCTACAGATGCATCAGTATTAATTGAAGTATATGACTATGCTAACATAGGCAACGGATATTCAGCAGTACCATGCCTTGAAGATAGCACAGCTAGTCCGAATAGAACTTGGTTTACAAGTATTATTAATTGGATCCCTCCAGAATTTGGATCAACATATCAAATTAAAGTCTATGCCGATGCTCCGAACGCAGCTAATCCTGAATCTACTGGAACTCAACTATTTGCTGCTGGTTCAGGCACTAACGATGAATGGTTCTTTGATTATAAATCTGGAGTACTAAACTTTATTGGTGACAATTTACCGTCTTCGTTAAATGGCTCAAATATAATATATATTACCGGAGCA